TGGAAGCTGAGAACGCAGCCTGGAAAGCCAAGGCCGAAGCCGCCGCAGAAGCCGAACGAAAGTTGGCGTTTGTGGAAGCCGGAGTAGATCCGAGCCTCCCAGTCGCCAAATACTTCATGAAGGGCTATGACGGCGAACTGACCCCTGAGGCGATCCGTCAGGCAGCGATCGAAGCGCAGATCATCTCTGATCGTAAGGCCGCCCAGGTTCAGCAGGAAGCAGCAGCGTGGCAACAGACCACACAAGCCGCAGCCGGCAACACGACAGGCGAAGCCCCTGTTGATCTTGTGACCCGCATCAGTAATGCGAAGTCGCAGCAAGAGGTGGAGATGCTGTTGGCCGAAGCACGACAAACCCAAGCCTCCCTCTAACCGCTTCGGTTGGGGGGAACAACCTCACTTGAAGGAGTGAACCCCAATGGCAAACGAAACCACCACCGCTTCGGTGTCGGTTGATCAGGTCGCATTTGACCGGATTGCGTACTTCGCTCTCCGTTCGGAACTCCTGTTCGATCAGGCTGCCGATGTTCAGCCCACCGCTCAGTCGATGCCCGGAACGGGCGTGACCTTCACGATCTTCAACGATCTGTCGGCTGCGACTGGCACCCTCAACGAAGTCACCGACGTGACCCCTGCCGCGATGAGCGACAGCCAGGTGACCGTCACCCTCTACGAATACGGTAACGCCGTGATCACCACCGCCAAGTTGCGTGGCACCGCCTACCTCGATGTGGACGCTGTTGCCGCCAACGTCGTTGGTTACAACGCTGGCGATTCCATCGACCAGGTTGTGCGTGACGTGCTTGCTGGCGGATCGAACGTGATTTACGGTGGAGGTGGAACATCCACCCCGGCAGCCCGTACCTCGATCACCCCGGCTGACATCATCGAAGCGAACGACATTCGCAAGGTGACCGCCCAGCTCCGCAAGGCGAACGCCGCCACATTCAACGGCCTGTACATGGGCTTCATCCACCCCGACGTGTCATACGATCTCCGTAAGGAGACGGGTGCCGCTTCGTGGCGTGACCCGCACGTGTACGTGGACACGATGGGCATTTACAACGGTGAGATCGGAGCCTTTGAAGGTGTCCGTTTCATCGAGACGCCCCGCGCCAAGGTGTTTGAGGACGCTTCGGATGGTTCCGGTTCGACCGGTACTGTCGATGCGTACTGCACGCACATCATGGGCCGTCAGGCTCTTGCTAAGGCTCACTCGATCACCGATGGTAACGGTGCCGTTCCGCGTATTGTTCGTGGCCCGGTCGTGGACACCCTCGCCCGTCTCCAGCCGATCGGTTGGCATTGGCTTGGTGGCTACGCACGGTTCCGTGAGGCGAGCCTCCGTCGTATCGAGTCGGCTTCGTCGCTCGGCGCGAACTCCTGATCCATCTAGTTCACAGGTCGGGGCGCGCCTTTGTGGTGCGTCCCGGCCTGTTCTCACATAAGGGAGCATTATGAGTATTTCTAACTATGCCGAACTGGAAATTCTGGATCATTTGACTGGCACCGCTTCGTGGTCTGCACCTGCCGCTGTGTATCTGAAGTTGCATACTGGCGATCCTGGTGAGGACTGCACGGCGAACGCTGCAACTGAGGACACCCGTAAGGCTGTCACGTTTTCGGCGGCGTCGTCAGGGTCGATTGCGTCGGCTGCAACGGTCGAATGGACGAATGTTTCTACGACGGAGACGTATAGCCATTGGTCGTTGTGGGATGCCGCTACTGCCGGTAATCCGTTGTGGTCGGGGGCTTTGTCTTCGTCTGCTGCGGTGACGGCTGGTGACACGTTCCAGATCACTAACTTGACGCTATCGTTGGAGTAGTAAGTTTTGTGATATAGAATGTGTCTATGTCACGGAAACTAACACAAGACCAAGAATCAGAACTGGCTGAAATGTACGCATCGGGCGAACATTCTGTCGCTAGTATTTGCCGCCAATTTGGTATTGCCAGGGTGACGGCTCATCGAGTGGCCGCCAGGCAAGGGGTTCGTCGTCCAATCGGGCGACAGCCCCTTGTTTTTTCTGAAGCACAAATTCAAGAGATGATTTTTCTGGCGGAACAAAAAGTTTCACACGCAGAAATCGGGCGAATGTTCAATACGTCTCAGAACAAAATTTCTCGTCTTCTGGCCCAGCATGGTGTCGTTTCAACCAGAGGCAGATCACGGCGCGGCGAAAAACATGGGGCATGGAAAGGCGGCGTCATCGAGATGCAAGGGGGATATGTCGGCGTTTACGTTCCGCTTGAAGATTCTCTGGCTTCAATGAGGAACAGCATGGGCTATGTTTTGGAACATCGTCTTGTAATGGCCCGTCATTTGGGGCGTCCGTTGGAAAGGCATGAGAATGTCCACCACAAGAACGGAATCAAAAATGACAACCGGTTGGAGAACTTGGAACTTTGGCAGCGTCCTCAGCCTCAGGGCGTGCGGACTTCTGAGCGTCAACATTGTGCGACTTGCACGTGCGGTAAACTAGGGTAATGTCCGACCCGCGTCTTGATCAACTGACGGACTTCACGTTCGCCTTTACTGACGGGCCGAGGTTCTATGCAGGCTTTGAGACTCTAGTCCGGACTGCTTCGGCGTCCGGGCTGGGGTCTGAGTCTGCTGTTGGGGTGCGTGTAGTTCCCCGTACTGCTACCGGTTCTGGCACCGGTACTGAGTCTGCGACTGCTATTGAGGTGTTGCCTCGTACTGCGACTGGTTCGGGTACGGGTACGACAGGTGGGGCTACTAGCGAGCTGTTGATCGCTAAGCGCACGGCGACCGGTTCTGGTACTGGCACCGACTCTGCTCTTGGCGGATTGTTGAACGCTAAGACTGGTTCTGGTTCGGGTGTTGGCACGTCGTCGGCTACCCGCCTCGTCTTGAATTTGCGTACTGCTACCGGGGCTGGTATGGGTGCCTCGACGGTGACCGAGGTGATGGTCGCCAAGCGCACCGCCACCGGATCTGGCACCGGGTCGTCTACCGCTACGGCGATCGAGGAACTGCCTCGTACCGCCACCGGCTCAGGGACAGGCTCCACCGGGGCTTCAGTCACCTGGGTCAAATCGTTCATCTTCCGGCCTCCGGTCAACGATTCGTTTGCCTGGAACGACCGTCTGCGTCCTGTGGCCGGCGATTTCCTGCTTCGCAAACTGGTGCCAGGAGGCCGAGCCAAGAACGTATACAAACTTACCGACGGCTCGTACACCACAAACCAGCCTGCCGAGGTCGAGGATTATGTGCTGGTGCATTATGGGGCGCACAACAACTTTGTCTCCGCTTCCGAGAAAGCTGATCTAATATCTGCGGGCTATGGCGAATACGTCACCTGAACGATTGGCTAGGATTCTTCATATGGTGAAGCATCAAGAAACCCACCCGAACCTGGATGTTGACGGCTGTTTCGGCTGCAAGATCGCTGGTATCTCTATTTCGTCGGCGGCTATGCCGGGCCGAAAGTCGGATTCGCATCGGATCAACGAGACTGAGAAGCGTTGGCATAAGGATATGGACGCCTACAAGCGGCTTCGGAACGACGGCCTGCAACCGAAGAAGATTGATGGGGCGCATATGGTGGAGGCGAAAGCCACCGAGAAATACCAGGTTGAAACCGGTTTAGTGTGATGCTCGCCAAAATGGATGTGGTATCCGTTGGGATATCTCACGTTGGTTATGGGCGGATGGGTGACTCGATCAGGGATGCTCTGGTGGATCGGGTTGAGTTACGGGAGGACGCCGACAAGGTTCTGTTCTGTGTCGCCCCACATATGGTGAAAGGCTGGTGGGACGGCCAAGAGACAGCGATCTTGACGATGTGGGAGACAACGAAAATGCCGCCGAAATACCGGTGGAATGTCCCGCAGTTTGATCATCTGATTGTCCCGTGTGACCATAACGCCGAGCTGTTCGCGCCGTTCCACAACAACATTCATGTGGTGCCGTTGGGAATCAACGTCGAGTTTTGGCGTCCGTTTGATGTGCCAAGCGGTGACCGGTTCCGGTTTGTGACGGGTGGTTCCGGCTGGAACCGCAAAGGCATGGATGTGGTCATCGACGCGTTCAGGAAAGCTGATCTGCCTGACAGCGAGCTACTCATAAAAGTGACCCCTGACCTGGTGGATCGTCCCAAGTCGTTTGATTTTGGGCCGAACATTCAGGTGGTGGAGAAGAAGATGACAGCGGTGGAGGAACGCGAGTTCTATATGGCTGCTGATTGTTTTGTGTCGGGTTCTCGTGGTGAAGGGTTTGGGATGATCCCGCTACAGAACCGGGCGTTAGGTACACCTATCATCGCTCCTGCTCATACCGGCCATCTCATGTTTGAGGATGTGATCGACTATCCGGTTTCGTGGCATTACAGCGAAGCAGACATTCAGTATTTCAGCGATATTGGGGATTGGTATGACCCGGATGTGGATGTGATGGTGGATGCGATGCGAGCCGCCCACGATCAGGGTCGCCTGCCGTTGTGGGAACGTGCCGCCCGCTGGGAAGATTGTGAACGCTGGTCGTGGGACGCGACCGCTGACAGGCTGCTAGAGGTGTTCCCAGGTGGCGGTGTCCTACCGAAACAAACGTGGTTGTCGGCTGGCCGTGACCTCGTATGGGTACGCACGCTACGTCGAGTAGAAGCTGATGTCGGTCAACATCGTCTCCGTTTCCCCGCTGACGCTGAGGTGCAGGTGCCGTCAGCAACCCTTTACCATCTTGTCGAGTGCGGGTTGGTCACCGAAATCTAGCCTGGTTATAGGGTACACTTGACGGGTATGGCACAGTACCAGGGCAAGAATGTTTCTCTCAATTCGCCCCGTCCGATCAGGAAGGGCGAGCCTGGGTATGGCCGCAAGAAGTCTGTTGTGTATGTGAACACCGATAACGGCAAGGTGAAGAAGGTCATGTTCGGTGATCCGAATATGACGATCAAGAAGAATGATCCTGGCCGTCGCGCGAACTTTCGGGCGCGC